TTGAAAAATCTGTAAGTTTCATTTTGCACCTACCAAGTCTTCAATACCAAGGGTTTTAGTAATAAGATTTCTCATTCTCGCGCTAGATGTTATTTTAAATTCAGGTATATCTCTATTATCATCTTGCTGTTGAGGACGTTCAGGTGCCTCTACAGGGGGCAGTATGATAGTCTTTGATGATGTTGGTACATTAGGAGTGCCTACAGGAAATACACGTCTAAGAGGAGACATAATAAAAGTATCAATTGGATTAGAAAGTTTTTCTCTAATAGATTTAAAATTATTTTCAATTTGATTTTGTCTCTCACTACCATGCTGTATGAATGAATCAAGCACAGCAGCATTTTTACCCCCAGTGGTATCTATCTGCATACGATCAAGATATAGATCAAATCCTCCATCGCGTAATTTAAATGCATTAAATTGTTTACCATCATGCTCAAAGGGTATTCTTTGTCCTGGTTTTACACCAAAGTTTTGTTTAATTGCTTGAGAACTAGATGGAGTTGGTAAAACATTTGAATCAGATTCTTTTGTTTTAATATCATTCTTAGTTACAAGGTTACTTTTTCTCTGATTAATTAAAGCTTCTTTTGTTTCAGCAACAGTATGTCGTGCTTTATTACCATCACCTGCATAAAAACTTTGTCCGGCTTTCACAGGTCCATACGCACCCATTGTATCAATAGGCACAGGAACTGATGCAAACTCTTTTGCTAGTTGTATCTGAGCATTAATAATATCATCACTTTTTCCTCTAAGATAAGCACCAAGTATTTCTCTTCCTGCTTTATTCATTATTAAATTCATTCCCATTATATCTTGATTAGCAGGAGAGAACATATCATCATCAGTTAAACCTGTTCCCTTCAAAGCAGCATCCATATTTTCAGGAACAATTTGATACTTACCTGCGGCAAAGATACCATAATCGCTCACTTGAGGATTATTAAAATTCATAATAAATTTTTGTCTTTCTTTTATCTCACCAATAGTCATATCAGTGAGTTTCTTTCCAATTTTGGTTTCAGAATTAAGTGCGCTTCCAACAATATTATCAAATTTATCAGTTCCTTGATTCATAGAATCATAAGTTCCTTCACCAGAACCAATGAAATCAAGTAAACCTCCACCTGCTGCATAAGCAACTCTTCCAAATTTTGGTTTGTTAGTGCCACCTCCCATTGCGTTGATAGACTCCATGAAATCAACACCAAACTTATTAACAGCACCACGACTCATTATAAACTCACCAGGAGTTAACATAGCAGGAACTACATCAGTCCCCATGTTTAGTCCACCACCACTAAAACCAGGTGCTCTATTTACTATTTTAGGAGGAAAAAACCCTTCAGTTCTTGTTCTTTCAAAATCAATATTTTGTAGTTGATCTATTTCTTTTCTAAGTTCTTGAACCCTTTCATCAAATGGATTTGCGGTGAATCCAATTTTTTCTTTTTCTTTTTCTTTTTGCTCTCTTAATCTTATTCTTGCTTCTGTTTCACTTATACCCTCTTTCTCCATTAACTCCGCAACTTCTTTTCTGAGTTTAATTTTTCTTCTTTCTCCTTTCAAATAATCCATGACACCAGCAACACCAAATGCCACCGCAATTCCAAAGATAGGATTAGTAGCAAAAAGTGCTAATATTTTTGAAGAAGTAGACGCAAGTAAACCTATTGCTCCTAAAATAAGTCCCTTAAACGGCGTTAACACAAATGCTATTGCTCCTGCTAAAGCAGGCCACCAATCTAATAAAAAGTTTTTTACTTTGTCTATTTTTTTTTCATTTTCTGGATCGGTTAACCAATTATAAAGAGTATTTACTAAACCACTAAGTAAGGTAAACCCTAAAAATTTTTTTATAGCATCTAAAAATCCACCAACCGTTTTATTTTTATTAACTAGTTCATTTATAGAATTTTTAAAAAACTTTTTAGTCTCTATTCTTTTTTCTCTATCCTCTCTTCTTTTCCTTTGCTCTAATTTTTTCTCATCATCTTGAATGTCTTCTTCTAGTTCATTACTTTCTCTAACTACTGCAATTAATTCATCAAGTTTTTTCTCAAATTCTTCATTTAATTCCTCATCTTTAGTAGGAATTAACTTAGAGGGTTCAATCTTTGGTGCAACAAAAAATTGATCTTTGAAAGAAATAATTTCTTTATTTAATTTTTCACTCTCAGGAATTCTTGTAGAAGGTTCTTGACTTAATTTTTCAAATTCTGGTTTTAACCTCTGTATATCAGTTACAAATTTTTTAAAATTTAATTTATTATCTCTATAAATGGCAATTCCTTTTTGCCTCTCTTCCTCAGAAAGGTTTTGATCATCAACAGTGCCTTCCTCTACTAACTCTTTATAAAAATTATCATACTTATCATTATCAAAAAACTTTGCAGGATTAATAGCACCGGATGTTTCTTCAGATCTAATAGACGCTAGAAGATCATCTAAATCCTTCCCTCCTTTAGAGTCATCATCTTCTTCTCTGATTGACTTTAAAAGATCGTCTAGATTCATTGCCCCTGCTGCTGTTGCATCTTAAGTTTCTCTTCCTCTAAATGAGATCTTAGGAGTTCAACATACACATCTCTCTCCCAAGGCATCATATTTTCAATCTCTGTTAATGAGTATTTATGAAACTGAATCAAAGAAAAATTTAATTTATAATAACTCTCCAGGTTCATATGGGAGAGTGCTAAGCGAAAAAACTAGACAATCCCTCAAGAACAACCTTTCCTTTTTTCTTTGTTTTTGGATTCACAACTTCAACTTCATGACTAAGTTTGGGCATTGATGTGAAGAAACTTTCAATTTGTTTGAACTGTGCTGAGTTCATCTGACCTAAAAAGTCTGTAATTTCTTTTTTACTAAAGTCTTCAGAGGTCCATGCTTCATCCTCATTATAAACTTTATCAACACAAGATGCAATTAAATCAAATGACTGATCAACCTGATTTTCGTCATTAAAGTCAAAGTTATTTTTTACAAACTGTTCAAGAGACGGATATCTCATCTCCATCATTAAAGTATCATCTATTTTAATCTTGTTAGTATGGTCCTTATCTTTTACTACTTTAATATCATCAATATTAATTTGTACTTCAGCATAAGTATCTCCATCATCAGGACAAAGCACACTAACTTCAATATCTTCACCTACAGATTTTCCACGGATATTAAGGAACAGATATTCAATATCAAAAGTTGGAAGTGTCTCTACTTTTATACCACGTGTTTGAATACAGTCCTTTAGCACCGCTTTGATAGCGTTAGTAATCTCTTTTGTGTCGTCACTTTCTAAGGCGAGAACTAATAATTTTTCTTCTTTAACTAAAAATGGACGAAACTTAATTGTTTTTCCAGTCGAAGGCAATTCCAACTCATATGTTGGTGTAGAAATTTTTGGTAAAGGCATAATATTTTATTCAGTATGAGTATTTAGATACTTATTCTATGAGCGTCTCAATGGTCCCTCTTAAAATACCTTGTGAATCTTCTAAAGAACGTCCAGTATCATCAGCAAATGCTCTAATCTCTTCTAAAGATGTAAACCTATTAGATTTTATAATGTAACGGGAGAAGTTAAAGTTAACTGTGCATTCAAGTACTTGAGATGCATCATAACTCAAAGGCATTGTATCAATAGAAATTGGATATGCATTTATAAATTTATATTCTAAATTATTTCTTTTATAATCTTTTTCAAATTTAGTAATTCTGATATCAGATTTATATTCGTTAGGAAAATTTACTCTATAACAATAATTACGGTTGTCTAAATCAAAGTCAGATGTATCTTCATTGACAATAAATTTTATCCAGTTCTCCATCATATAAATGGTATCATAGTTTACATCAACATAGAAAGTAAATGACGCTGTGGTATCATATTGTCTTCTATATGCATGTCTTTCAGTGACACCAGTAAAATCATTATCTAATGTATGAGTTGCTAATGAAGTACCTGGTAATGATGCGCTTCTACAAGATAATGTTAATTTTCTTTCAGTATCAATGGTTATTCTATTACCAACTCCGGTTGATCCGTTAGCCCAACCTATAACAGCACTCGGAAAAACAAAAGAGCATTCATAAGTTGAAGTGAGGGATGGTTGAAGAATGTTTGCCTTTAGTTCAGCAATATTTCTAACCCGTGGTTCTGGCGTTGCCATCTAAATAGTTTTTACCGTATATATTATGTATGGGAGTTAGTAAGAAAAGTATTTACAAACCCTCCAATCCTCAAAAATATAAGGGAAATGCGAATAACATTATCTGTAGAAGCACTTGGGAAAGAAAGTTTTGTAAGTGGTGTGACTTAACAGAGAACATTCTTGAATGGGGTAGTGAAGAGTTTTTTATTCCATATGTTTCCCCAGTTGATAAAAGAGTTCACCGTTACTTTCCTGACTTTATTATAAAGGTAAAAGAAAGCACTGGCAATCTCAAGACATATGTCATTGAAGTTAAACCAAAAAGAGAAACCATTCCTCCAACGCCAGGTAAGAAACAAAGAAAGACTTTGATAAGAGAAAGTATGACTTACGCTGTGAATCAAGCAAAGTGGAAGTCTGCTCGTGAGTGGTGTGCTGACAGAAGAATAGAGTTTAAGATTATTACTGAGGACGAACTAGGTATTAAGGGTTATGGATGAGTTTCAATTTGAGGAACTGGTTGGTGAAAATAGAATAGAGTCTGAAAAGGATTCTATTAGAAACCTGGGTGACCCAGAGGATATGATGATTGAGATAATGAGTATTTTAAATGAGGTTGTTTTAATTCCTGAAGAGGGTGAGACTTATACTTTTATCTATAACGCAAAGACACCTAATATTGAGTATGATCAACACCCACTCGTTGGTGTAACTGATATATTCAACTGGGGTTTCAGAGGTATTAACTTTCACTGGGACAAAATTAGAAACTATACTTGGCAGGAAATACCAGGACAACTTCATATAGTCAGACAAAGTGAAATACAAACCATGCTTGACATCCCATATGCATACTATCTAACTAAATAAGAAAAAAGATCCATCAATAATGTCAGCACAATCAGTCACAAGTGAAAAAGTGCCATTCGAGGTTGATGGTAAGGAGGAAATTTTTAGAACTGTCACAACTCATGAGAATGAAAAAATAGTAAAAGAAGTTTATCAGATAAAAATAGATAAAAAAACATATGATGAGCGAATAAAGGGTTTCCCGGATTTATTGACAAAAGAGGGTGAAAATTATTATATGGATGTTAATAAATATGGCGATGAGCAGAAACTAAAATTTACGCCATACGCATCTGATCCAGTTAAGAAATTACTTAATAAAAAAGGTAAGGGTTCTTTAA